GGCACCTGCGTCTGATAATAACAACACAACAGCGTATATCAGGGCTGTATCGCAACGACTGGGAGTGGATCCCCGGGCTGCCCTGAATATGAGCGATCCGCAAACCATGTCAGCATTGATGAGCAGCATTATCCAGCATGAGAATGGAAGAAATATCTATTCTCGAGAGCTGATTAATAAGGCTGCCGTGGCGGGAATTAGTGGCAAAGTGACAGAGGTTAACCAGCAAAATACCTACCACATTTACGGTGGCGGAGATCCGCACGCTGTCGGTAATGAGGTTGCACGTCGGCAACAGTCTGCAAATGCTCAGGTCATGCGAAGTAATCAGGTGAGGGTGGGTTAGTGGATATTCTCTCTACACTTTTTCATCAGCAGAGCAGAAAAATAGGAATGATTGTTCCCAGTGTTGTTATTTCAGAGAAGCATACAGATATGCTTGAAATAACAGAGCATCCGGTAGAGGTCGGGGCCGCTGTCGCTGATCATGCCTATAAAAACCGTCAGAAGTGGTGATGGAGGTTGGTTTCGCCGGTGGCGGCGCATTGCTGGATTTTGCCAGTAACCTGACGGCTACCAGCCTGCTCGGCCTGAGTCCTCAGCAGACGTATCAGGAGCTACTGGGTCTGCAGGAAAGCCGTATCCCCTTCGATGTGGTAACCGGTAAACGGCTGTACAGCAACATGTTGATCCGGGCGCTGGAAGTGACGACGGACAAGACAACCGAAAACGTCCTGTCCGCCGTCCTCACCCTGAGGGAGGTCATTATCTCCCGGACACAGCAGATTACCGTCGCGGATAAAACCAACATGAAGGAAGGGGCCAGCACGTCGGCGGTACAGAACAGCGGCAACAAAACCACAAAGCCTCCAGATACTTCACTGCTGAAAAGCATCACGGGTAACGTGGCGTCATTACTGGGGGCGGCTAATGACAATTCAGGAAATTCCGCTGACAGCGGACAACCAGCAGTTCAGCATCGTCCTGGGTGGTGTCACCTGGCGGATTAGCATCATATGGCGCGATCTGTACTGGATTATGGACCTGCAGAACGACAGAGGGGAGCCGGTAATCTCCGGTATTCCTCTCGTCACTGGTGCTGACCTGCTGGCGCAGTACGCCTGTATGGGGCTTGGTTTTAAGCTGGTGGTGGTCTGTGATGACAACACACAGGATTACCCACAAAACTGACCTGGGCGGTCGCAGCCATTTACTGGTATCAACGGAGTAAGCATGTCACAGAACTGGATGAGACATTTCGAGCTGCAGCTTGTGGACGGGAACGGTCAGGGAATTGAGCTAAGTGATTTCAAAGTCACCTTTACGATCGACTGGTTCAACATCAGCAGCGCGTCCCGGGTAGGGACTATCAAAATTTATAACCTCTCGGCAGATACTGTGAACCGAATTACCGGGCAGGAGTTTTCGAAAGTGCGTCTGATTGCCGGTTACGACGGTATCGCGCCGGAGGTGTCAGCAAGCGACGTAGGGACCGTGCGGGAAGTTGACGCGGCGGACGTGGGCCAGAGAGATGGCCGCAACTACGGACTGATTTTCAGCGGTGAAATTCGCTACTCGGTCACAGGAAAAGACAGTCCGGTTGATACCTACGTCCTGATTCAGGCAGCAGATACTGATCTGGCTTTTGCTACCAGTATAACCTCACAGACGCTGGCTGCCGGTTACACGGTCGCTGATGTGAACCGTGCGCTGATGAAAGACTTCGAAGCCAAAGGCGCGACCGAAGGCCTGACGCCTGAAATGCCTGCTACTGTATTCCCCCGGGGCGGGTACTCTTTGGCATGACGCGGCATCTAATGGATAACGTAGCCGGACAATGTGGCGCAACATGGCAATTCGTGGACGGTCAGCGCCAGATGGTGGCGAATAACGAATATGTTCACGAAGCGATTGTGCTCAACAGCGCTACCGGGCTTATTGGAATGCCGCAGCAGACTATCGGTAACGGCGTAAACGTCCGCGCGCTTATTAATCCGAACATCCGGGTTAACGGGCTCATTCAGCTGGATCAGGCTTCCGTCTATCGTACCGCGTTGTCGAACAACGATATTGCGATGGCTGGTGGTCAGATCACCGACCAGAACACGGACGGAAATATCACGCTCAGCGGCACCACATCGCAGCCTGCCAGCATCGCAACGGATGGCGTTTATATTGTGCGCGGGATTATGTACACTGGTGACACAAGGGGCCAGGCGTGGTACATGGACATGATGTGCGAAGCGCGTGGCGCGGCGGATTTACTTTCGTCCTCAGCGCAGCAAAGGATTTATTCATGAAGCGTATGAAGTTAGTTCTGACAATTTCGTTACTGTTTTCCTGCTCATCGGCTTTCGCTGATTTGCAATGCGGGGGATACCGACTTCATGCATCTGATAACGGGTGGACGAAAATCAACGGCGAACAGGTAACATCTCAGAAAATTAAGTTTCTTGGTCAGAAAGATGACTGGGACAACGTTAAAACCGACATGGGCCTGATGCCTTCCCGCGATGGCAACAATTACGGCTTTGAGTTTGTGAAGCGTAACGGAAAAGCCTTCCTGAACGTCCAACTGCTGCAAAACAGCATGGATGCTCCGAAAATCATTGGATCTTACCCTTGTAAGAAAATTGCTGATTGAACATTTTTAGTATTCATTGAAAAAGCCTCATATCGCCGTGAGGCTTTTTTTGGGGATGTTATTTAGACTTTCGTACCTATAAATCCGCCATCCTTAAATCTAGCTTTGAAATTTTCTTTATTACAATCAGTCATTTTATGACATTTCGGGCATTGTTGCTTGTTCCCAAACAAAACTCCAGACTGAAGGGACTCACGATCCCCAATCCATATAGCTGAAGGAAACCATGCTCCACAATGCAGGCATTTGACCTGAATATCGGTTGTTTGCGAGTCAGTGCTCATATCTAATCCTTGTAAAGATTTAATTGCTGTGATTGATAAGCGGAAAACGGTTAATAAAACCAACCACTATCCGAACATATAGTTTGATTGCTCTTAACAAAAATATCAAAGCAAGTGTTTTAAATTATTGGAGCCTATCAAATGGCAGTATCCGACCAGACCCGCAGCGGCGACCTTGCTGAAACATTCAAATCCGAGCGGGAAACCATTAAAACCAGATCCGTGTCGCCTTGCCTGGCATTATTCAGTCATTCGATCCTGATGCGGTGACGGCGGTTGTGCAGCCTGCTATCCGTTCGGTTGAAAAGGATAATGACGGCAGCCGCATTACCAAAAATTACCCATTGCTGGTGGATGTGCCAGTGGTATTCCCGCGCGGCGGAGGCTGTACGTTGACTTTTCCGATAAAAGCCGGGGATGAGTGTCTTGTCGTTTTTGCCGATCGTTGTATTGATTTCTGGTGGCAGAACGGCGGGATACAGGAGCCTGTTGATGACAGAATGCATGATTTATCGGATTCGTTTTGTATTGTCGGTCCCAGTCGCAGGCAAGGAAGATTAGCGGTATTAATACCAGTGCCACACAGTTGCGTAGTGACGACGGCAGCACCTATTTTGAGCTTAATCCTGATACCAGGAAAATTAAAATTGTCGCTCCCGGGGGCTTGATGTGGTCGCCCTCTGGCTGATTTTCTGAGAAAGTAACCATTCATGGCCTGTTAACCTGGATGGGGGCATGGTGGGGTCTGTTGTTTCTGGCGTGGCTTCAAAAATCACTGGTGCTGTTGAGTTCTTGGGGAGCGTTAAGGCTAACGGCAAGCCAATCGATGATACGCACACTCATGGCGGTGTTCAGCGCGGTGGAAGCAGTACCGACGGGGTAAACTGATGCGATACAGACGTGAAGACGCCGATGGCGATTACACCTTTGGCAGCGGTGATGACACCTGGCTGATTAACTCGCCTGAGGCCGTGGCGCAGGCTGTGAAAACGCGATTCGAATTGTGGTATGGGCAATGGTTTCTCGACACCACCGAAGGGACTCCGTGGATCCAGTCTGTGCTGGGCAGGCAAAAACCGGAAACTTACAACCTGGCGATCAGAAAACGCATTCTGGAAACGCAGGGCGTTAAATCAATCCTCTCTTTCAATACGACGGTGGATACCACGACCCGACGTGTCATGTTTTCCGCTGAAATCGACACTCTCTATGGAATAACGACTGTTACATCGGAGGCGTAATGGCTCTGAACCTTGATTCTCTCGGTTTATCTGCAAAGGTAACCGCGGAGGGGATCAGTGCGCCTGATTATCAGACGATACTCAGCACCCTGATTAGCTATTTTCAGCAGATTTATGGCAGTGATGCCTACCTCGAACCGGACAGCAAAGACGGCCAGATGGTGGCTCTGATGGCGCTGGCGATTCATGATGCCAATAATATGGCGATAACTGTCTACAACTGTTTTTCACCGGCAACCGGCTATGGGGCTGCACTGACCAGTAACGTGAAAATAAATGGTATTTCACGTAAAGGCGCGACGAATTCTACGGTTGATTTGCTTCTTACAGGAACTGCCGGAACAACCATCATTAATGGCAGCGTGAAAGACAGTAATAATGTGATATGGCGTTTGCCTGCTTCAGTGGTGGTCGGCGTGGATGGTACAGTGATGGTGACCGCAAAATGTTCCGTCAGTGGTGCAGTGGCGGCGCTGGCTGGAACTATCACTGAAATTAATACGCCAACCCGTGGCTGGGTTTCGGTAACCAATCCTGCTGCAGCTACTGTAGGCACTCCAGCAGAAACTGATGCGGAGTTACGTATCCGCCAGTCGCAAAGTGTTGCGTTGCCATCAATAACCCCATTTGAAGCACTGGATGGTGCTGTTTCTAATGTTACCGGTGTAACCCGCCACAAACTCTATGAAAACGATACTGGTTCGGAGGACGGTAACGGGTTACCGCCACACTCTGTTGCTGTAATTGTGGATGGCGGTGATGTGACGGATATTGCTCAGGCTATCAGAGGAAATAAAGGCCAGGGGACAGCCACTCACGGTACAACATCCGTTACGGTTCCGGATAAATACGGCAATCCCCATGTAATCAAATTCTCGCGTTCCAGTGATGTGCCTGTTTACGCCCGGATTAAATTAAAAGTTTTTACGGGTTATACCTCACAGATAGGGCAGCAGATCCAGCAGGCTATTTCCGACTATATCAATAGTCTGATGATTGGTGATTCGGTCCTTTTAAGTCGCATTTACTCACCGGCGAATCTTGGCGTGGTGAGTGGCGGGAATGCACGCTATTACGATATTCAGGAACTGACGATTGGGAAATCCCCGGGGGCTTTGTCGTCATCAAACATTGATATCAGATACAACGAATCTGCGTCCTGTACCCCGGAAAATATCGTTATAACGGTGGAGTCATGAGCAAATACACCGAACTAATCACGAACTACCACGCCACCAAACCTAAATTTCTTGCGCATGTTGATCTGATGACCCGGCCACTTATTGATGTTGCGGCTGCCACCAGAGGGCTGATTACTGCATTTGATATTGACTCTGCGGTTGGTGTGCAACTTGACATTCTTGGATTGTGGATCGGACGTAGCCGTGTTGTCAGCCAGCCTATCTCAGGTGTCTATTTCAGCTGGGATACCGACGGGCTTGGATATGATCAGGGGGTATGGCAGGGACCATACGATCCTGATTCAGGATACATGTATCTCAGCGATGAAACTTATCGTGTCATTCTTAAAGCGAAGATTGCGATTAATAACTGGGACGGACGGAATGATTCGCTTCCGGCAATTCTTGACGCGGCAACAGCAGGATCCGGGCTGCGAATGCAGATAGTCGATAACCAGGACATGACGATATCGGTCTGGGTCTTTCCTGATACTGATATTTCAGATGTATCGCGTGAGTTAATTGCGGCAATTAAACAGGGGTATCTCACAGTAAAAGCCGCCGGGGTATGGGCGGGTGGCATAGAAACACCTTCGGTGGAAACCCCATCGGAAGGCTCAAAATTTTTTGGTTTTGATATGGATAACGAATTCATCAGTGGTTTTGATGTAGGAGCATGGGGAGTATTACTCTGATGGCGAAAAATGACTTTAAAGCGTTTGCAACGGATCGAAATGCCAATGTTATAACGCAGGAGGAATGGGAAGCGTTGCCCGCGCTTTTATCTGGATTTACAGCAGGGAAAGCCTCCAGTTCGCAAGTCAATAAGGTTATTCGGCAGGCCAGCTTTATTGCTGCAGCTCTGGCCCAGTTTGTAAGTGATAAAACGCAACGGGATGTGCTTGATAATGGTGATCTGCCCGGTTTTGTTGAATTGCTGGGATCGGGGTTTGCTGTTGAATACCTGAGCCGCAAGAATCCGTTTGGTGATATCAAATCGGATGGCACGGTGGAAACGGCTCTCGAAA